CCACAAGGACGCAATCACGTTTGCTACGGCTGACTTGTTGCTGCCGCAGGGTGTTGATATGGCTGCTCGCGCAGTACATAACGGTATTTCGTTGCGTGTCGTGCGCCAGTACGATATTAACAACGACCGTCTGCCATGTCGTATTGACGTTCTGTATGGCTTCTCAACGATTCGTCCTCCGATGGCTTGCCGCATCTGGGGTTGAACCTTTTGATTTAAGGAAATATTATGGCTCTCCCTAATGGTGGTGGTGGTTACCAAGTTGGTGCAGGTAACCGTCAGGAAACAATCCTCAGTGCTATGGCCGCTCCACAAACGGCTACTGCAACTGCAACTCTTACCGCAGCGCAAATCGTTAATCAGATGTTGGTGGCTAACCCATCAACGTCTGCCGCAACGTACACGCTGCCTTTGGGCACGGCAATTGATGCTGCTGTTCCTAACGCCATTGTCGGTAGCACGTTTGACTTGTCAATCGTAAACATCGGCACTTCGTCTGGCGCAGTGACGTTGGCTGTTAACACTGGTGTGACCGATGGCGGCAACGCCTTGGTTGCTATCGCTGTTACAACCAGCCAGTTGTTCCGCTTCCGTAAGACCGGCGACGGTACTTACGTTGTGTATCGTTTGGGCTAAAAGCCTAAATCTAAGGGGGAGGGCCACAAGCTCTCCCCTTTTTTAAAGGAATTAAAAATGGGTAATACAAAAGCTATTGGCGTTGCCTATAGCGATCAAGATATTGATGGCGGCACGATTGGTGCTGTTATTCCATCGACGATTGTTGGCACGACAATTTACGCTACCACTGAAATCGGCTACAGCGCAGCAGCTCAAGGTGCAGTTACGCAAGCAACCAGCAAGTCTACTGCCGTTACGATAAATAAGTCTGCTGGCCGCATCACAATGAACGGCGCAGAACTAGCGGCTAGCACCGCTGTTTCGTTTACGATGAACAACTCGCTGATTTCTGCTAACGATACGATCATTGTGAACGTGTCCGGCGGCGCTACGGCAGGGGCATACACAACATACATTTCCAGCATGGCCGCTGGTTCTGCGGTTGTTACGTTGCGTAATTTGACTGGCAGTGCTCTTTCTGAGGCTGTTATCATCAACTTCGCAACTATCCACTGCTTGACTTAACAGGCGGGGCTTCGGCCCCTCCTTCTGAGGTTTACGATGGCAACATATTCCGCTGGTGATCAAATCAACCGCGCCCTGCGTTTGTTGGGTGTCCTAGCAGAAGGTGAAACCACTTCGGCGGCAGTAATGCAAGATTCATTGATGGCAATGAATCAGATGATTGATTCATGGAACACCGAGCGGTTGTCGGTGTTTAGCACGCAAGATCAAATCTTTAACTGGCCTCCAGATTTAATTACTCGGACGCTTGGCCCGACTGGCGATTTTGTAGGTAGCCGCCCGATCTTAGTGGATGACGCGACGTATTTTCGCGATGCAACTACCAACGTCAGCTACGGCATCAAGCTAATCAACCAACAACAGTACGACGGAATTGCGGTCAAAACGGTAACGTCTACCTATCCGCAGGTCATGTTTGTAAACATGACCTACCCCAACATTACGATGACGATCTACCCCAAACCCACGCGGGTTTTGGAATGGCATATTGTCAGCGTTGATAAGTTGTCTGAACCGGCAACACTAGCAACTACGCTGGCGTTCCCACCAGGATACTTGCGGGCGTTTACTTACAATCTAGCGATGGAGATTGCGCCTGAGTTTGGTGTTGAACCATCGCAGCAAGTCATGCGGATCGCCATGACCAGCAAACGTAATCTGAAGCGCATCAACAATCCTGACGATGTGATGTCAATGCCTTATGCAATCGTTGCAACGCGCCAGCGGTTCAACGTCTACGCGGGTAACTACTAATGCACACGCCGATTCTGGGATCGGCGTATGTTGCCCGCAGCATCAATGCTGCTGACAACAGAATGGTCAATCTCTTCCCTGAGATTATTCCTGAAGCCGGCAAAGAACCTGCGTTTCTAAATCGAGCGCCAGGGCTGCGCTTGCTTACCACCGCTGGCGACGGTCCCGTACGGGGGCTGTGGACGTATGACGGTATTGCCTACATTGTCAGTGGCGACAAACTGTATTCAATGGTTGGATTCGGTACGCCAGTTGTTATTGGTACAGTGTCCGGTACTGGGCCAGTCAGCATGGCTGACAACGGTACGCAATTATTTATTGCCTGCGGCGGTCCTAGTTACATTTACAACAACAGAACTGGAGTTTTGGGTCCTATTACAGATCCGGATTTCCCAGGGGCGTTGACTGTTGGCTATCTGGATGGCTATTTTGTTTTTATTGAACCAAACAGCCAAAAAATCTGGGTTACCACCTTGCTTGATGGGACTTCAGTAGAACCATTGGATTTTGCCAGTGCTGAAGGATCGCCTGACAACTTAATTAGCATGATTGTTGACCACCGAGAAGCGTGGCTGTTTGGCACAAATTCGGTTGAGGTTTATTACGACGCTGGCAATATAGATTTTCCGCTGCAACGCATTCAAGGTGCATATAACGAAATTGGATGCGCGGCAACATATTCCGTTGCCAAACTAGACAATGGTTTATTTTGGCTAGGTTCAGATGCTCGCGGTCAAGGAATTGTTTATCGTTCGCAAGGTTACACAGGCATTCGGGTAAGCACCCACGCAATCGAATACGCTATCTCCCAATACGGAAACATTAGCGACGCAATTGGATACACTTACCAGCAAGAAGGTCACGCTTTTTACGTTTTAATATTTCCATCGGCTGACAAAACGTGGGTGTACGATGTATCTACACAAGCGTGGCACGAACGGGCTGGATTTGATAATGGTCAGTTTACGCGGCATCGCAGTAACTGTCAGATGGCTTACAACAGCGAGATCGTTGTTGGCGATTACGCTAATGGCAACTTGTACGCTTTTGACCTAGATGTGTACGCTGATAACGGCAACCCACAAAAATGGCTTCGATCTTGGCGGGCGTTGCCAACCGGCCAAAACAACTTAACTCGTACCGCTCATCATAGTCTGCAACTAGACTGTGAATCTGGGGTAGGTATTAACGGATCTGACTACGTAGACATTACTTTTTTAATTACTGAAAGTGGATTGTTTTTAACAACACAATCTGGTGATTTTATTATTTCTTCAGAAAGCAGTATTACGATTGGCGTTGATCCAAAAGCCATGCTTCGCTGGTCGGACGATGGCGGTCACACTTGGTCAAACGAACACTGGTCGCCAATGGGCAAGATCGGTGTATATCAACACCGCGTGTTCTGGAGGCGGCTCGGTATGACGCTTAAACTACGTGATCGAGTTTACGAAGTGTCCGGTACAGATCCAGCTAAAATTGCAATCATGGGTGCTGAACTTCATCTTAGCGGGACCAACGCCTAATGGCTGTTACCAATAACACCACTACAATCCCAGCTTCTAGGGTTCCTTTAATAGATGCGCGAACTGGGCTAATTTCGCGTGAATGGTATCGTTATTTAAACAATCAATATTCTCAAGACAAACAAAATTTATATTTTGTAACGCCAGAAGATTACGGCGGCGTTGGCAGTGGTTTGGTTGACGATTGGGCAAGTGTTCAATCTGCCCTTGATTCTGGCTACGCAGTTTATTTACCGCCAGATAGAATATACGCAATTAGCAAAACACTTACGATGTCCACGCCAAACCAATCGTTTGGTGGCCCTGGCGTTTTAAGAATTTTTGGTGGCGTTAATGGCTTAGAATTAATTTCACCAACGTCTGAAGTTGTTACCGGAATTGAACTAGATCTTACGTTTAATTCTCCGGATCAGACAGCCGGTTGGGCGGTGTACATTAAGAATAGTAGCCGCGTCAAAATAAACAAGTTAAACATCATCAGCGGTTTTGGTGGTCTTTATGTCCAACAAGCCAACTGGGTAGTTGTGGAATTTATATGGGCATCACTCAGAGGCCCAGGCGTCAAATGGTACGGCAACGACTCTGTTCGTTCTGACTTGCTGGTGCTGAATGCCGTTGTTGTAGACACGGGGGATGACTATTATGGCATGGACTGGGATGGCAATTGCCATAGTCTGACAGTCAAGTACCTTGGGATTGTCGGCGGTAAAGGAATGATTATTCGTAACACCAACGGTGTTACAACTTTTCCCGCTATTGGTCGTATTGGTCAGGTTGAAGTTGACTATTCCACTGGTATCGGTGTTGAGATTCAAGCCGGTCTGGATTATGACTTCGTAATGCCCTACGTCCTTGGAGCGGCGTCTGATGGGTTCCGTATCGGCGCGTCAATTAACTCTTATGAAGTACGCATTACGGGCGGAAAGTCTATTGGCAACGGTGGCTATGGCATCAACAACTTAGGCGGCGTTCTGTTGTACGCTGGCGATACAGCACTTTACTCCAACGTTTTGGGTGAAACCAACGGACAAATTTGGAACAAATCTCCTCGTCAAGCGATTGATGACAATTTTTATCTGACAACCGTCAGCAATACGCCTCAAATTGTCTTTGATGACACTGATTATTTTTCGTATAACCGAACTGCTAACCAGTTAAACCTTCAGATCGGCGGCGCTGGAACGGTTACGTTTTCAAGTGCTGCAACGCAATCATATGTGCCAGTGTACGCGACTGGACTGCGACTTCTTGGATCAACGTCTGGGTACACAGGATTTGTTCCAGACGCTGCCGGTCCAGCAGTAACGTATAAACTTCCAACTACTGTAGGAACGTCTAACCAAGTTCTTAGCACAGATGGGTCTAACAATCTATTTTGGGCATCTACGGGAGGCGGCGTCACAAGCGTAACTGCAACTAGCCCAGTTAACTCTTCTGGCGGGGCAACGCCAAACATTACTGTAAACGCAACTAGCGCCAACACCCCTTTGTATCTTGTTCAGCGCAACGCTTCGGGTGACTTTAGCGGCAACTTTATTACCGCAACTGGATTCTACGCCGACGCAACCTATTATATGCAAATGTCAAGTGGGAACCCCTTCTTGGTATTTGACACAAATGATTATTTATCTTACGACAGAACAAATAATCAATATAACTTTCAGATTGCTGGTAACGGGATATTTAGCCTATCTGCCACGGCGACGCAAACGTACACGCCGCTGCGCCTTATGGGTTCATCGTCTGGGTACGTTGGATTTACCGTACCGGCAACCGCTGGCAGCACAACGTATAGATGGCCCACTTCTCCAGTCAACGGATATTTTCTTCAAACAGACGGTTCTGGAAACTTATCTTGGGCGGCGGCAAGCGGTGGTAGTGGGGTTACTTCTGTAACTGCAACAAGCCCAGTCGCGTCGTCTGGTGGTACAACGCCAAACATAACAATTTCTCAAGCCACTTCGTCAACTAACGGCTATCTTAGTTCTACTGATTGGAACACGTTTAACAACAAACAAGCAGCAGGAACTTACGTTACAACTGTTGGCGCAACTAGCCCTGTTAATTCAACTGGCGGTACAACCCCAACTATTTCAGTTAACGCAACCAGTTCAAACACTGCGCTATACCTTGTTCAGCGCAATGCATCAGGTGATTTTAGTGCTAATTACATTACGGCAACCGGATTTTATGCCGACGCAAATTACTATATGCAGATGTCGGGAGCACAACCAAATCTGGTGTTTGACACAAATGACTATTTATCCTATGACCGCACAAACAACAGTTACAATTTCCAGATTGCTGGCAACGGAATCTTTAAGGTAACACCTACTTATGCCCAATCGCTTCAGCCCTTTGTCTTACCTCAGTACACGGTGGCAACGCTTCCATCAGGCATTCAGGGAGCGATGGCCTACGTTACAGACGCGCTTGCCCCAATGTACAATACCACCGTTGTCGGAGGCGGCTCCTCCGTTGTCCGTGTCTTCTTTGACGGCACCTCATGGAAAACCTGATATGACCACTTACATTTCGCCACAACCAAAACTGCAATTTCTGGACAACAACGGAGCTCCGTTGTCGGGCGGTAAGGTTTATACCTATGCAGCCGGAACCACTACGCCGCTTACGACCTACACCGACTCAACCGGCAGTACGGCTAACTCCAACCCAGTCATTCTTGACAGTCGCGGTGAATGCAGCATTTGGTTAGGTACGTCTTCGTACAAGTTCAAACTTGCCACATCCACAGACGTTGAAGTTTGGACCGTTGACAACATTTCAGTCCTGACCAGTTCAGCCAACATTACCTACGTTGAATCCGGTACTGGTGCAGTAACCCAGACGGTGCAAAGCAAACTGCGCCTTGGGTACGTATACCCCGAAGATTTTGGCGCTGCCGGTGATGGTACGACCAACGACACGACCGCGTTACAAAACGCTATCAACACTGGGCGCGACGTTTACCTTGCCGCTGGTAAGACTTATCTTCACACCGTTGCTCTATCGGTTACAACAAACAATCAGTGGCTTGGTGGTCCAGGCGTTCTCAAAACTTCTGGTGCAATCAATAGCGTCAGCGTTGGCGGCGCAAGCAAAGGCGTTAAGTTGTCGCTCAACTTCAACTCCCCCGGCCAAACAACGGGCTACGCTATATACATCAGCAACGCAGACCGTGTAACGATTGAACGGGCGTATCTGTACGATGCGTTTGGTGCGCTGTACGTTGAACAAGCTAACACTGTTCAATTGGAATGGATGTGGGGAATTATTCGCGGCCCAGGCATCAAGTGGTACGGCGATGCTGCAAAAAGATCAGACATTTTGTCAATAAATTTTTGTGTGCTTGACCCCGGCCCTGACTACTACGGATTTGATTGGGATGGCAACTGCCACAGCTTGAACGTCAAGTACATGGGTCTGGTGTGCGGCGGCGGGGTTGGAAGCCAATCCAGTTTTGGATTTATTGTGCAAAACACGGTTGGCGGGTACAAATCGACAACCACCGGAACTATTTCCGGTACAACTATGACATTAAGCACTGCGCCAACAAATCCAATTGTAATTGGAATGTTTGTTTATGGCACTGGCGTCGCTGCTGGCACAACCGTTACAGGCATTACAAATTCAACAACTTACACTGTTTCAATTAGCCAAACAGTTAGCAGTACTTCGTTAATTACAACTCCTGCATTTTTTCCTGCAATCGCTAGGGTTGGACAAGTTGAGATTGACTACGCCAAAGCAGCGGCAATTAGAATTTTGGAAGGTGTAGATTTTGATTTTGTTATGCCTTACGTCACGGGCGCGGTCAGCGACGGAATGTATATCGCTGCCAATATTGACAGTTACAACGTGCGCGTGACTGGCGGCAAACTGATTGGCAACGGTGGTTACGGAATAAACAACCTCGGTGGCCCAATGTTGATGTCGGGAAGCGTTCAGTTGACCAGCAACACTAGCGGTCCTACTAACGGCAACGTCTGGAATCTAGCGCCGACTCAAGCGGTTGATGAGTTGTTTTATTTAAACCTTGGGGGCGATAAAACGCTTGCTAACGGACAAGCTCAGATCAATTTTTCTCCGACTAACTATATCTCATACGCTAGAGCAACCAATGAATTAAATTTTTTGATTGGTGGGACAGGTGTTTTTCAAGTTCGCGCCGCGTCTGCCAACGCTTTAAAACCGCTAGGACTTCAAACATACACCGTCGCTACGCTCCCCGGAAGCCCCGTCAAAGGCTGGACCGCAATGGTGACGGATGCCAACGCCACGACTTTCGCCAGCATTGTTGCTGGTGGCGGCAGTAATAACGTACCAGTATACTATGATGGTACGAACTGGAGGATTGGATAATGGGCTGGGGTCAACTTTTAGGGGCAGCGGCAGGTTATCTGCTTGCTCCCGCAACTGGTGGTGCAAGTTTGGCGCTAACGGCTGCTGGCCTCGGCGCGGGTTTAGGTGGCGCGGCTGAAGAAGCTATGGGTGGCGGCGCAACTGGCGCAGCCCGTGATGCCGCATCAATGGCAAATGCTGCTGCGGATCGTGATCTGGCGCTTCGGCGTCAAATGTACGAAGAAGGCGTTGCGCGGCAAAAACCTTTTTATGAAGCGGGCGTCAATGCGCTGCCGGGGTACTTAGCCGGAATTCAGCCAGGGGGCGAATTAGTACGCGGCTTTACAAGCGCAGACTACCAAGAAGATCCGGGCTACGCTTTCCGTTTGTCTGAAGGCATGAAAGCACTTGATCGCACCGCCGCGTCAAGAGGTGGATTGTTGTCCGGCGCTACGCTTAGAGGGGCGCAGCGTTACGGTCAAGGTCTTGCTTCTCAAGAGTTTGAAAACGCATATGGCCGTTTCCGCGACACGCAAGGATTGCGTCGGAACGCGCTTGCGGGCGTTGTTGGTTACGGACCAACGTCATCAAACGCCATGTCAACGCTAGGCTCTAACTATGCGACTGGTGCTGGCCCTGTAATTTCTGGTCAAGGCGAAACATCAGCTAATGCTTTGTTGGCTGGTCAACGTGCCAGACAATCGTCTTATGGTCAAGTTGGTAGCGCGTTGGGTAAATACCTTGGCAGCGGTGGTAGTTTTGGTGGCAGTTTTTTTGCGTCGCCTACAGCCGGATACCAAGACCCGTATGCACAATTCCGCTACGGTGATTTAACTTAAGGTCAAATCATGCCAGTTAACTTCAACGCCCTAGCCCGCGAAGGCCCAGCCAACTTTTACGAGGGGCTTGTATCTGGACAGCAAGCCGCCGCGCAAAATATGCTCGCGCAGCAAAAGATGGCGCAAGACCAAGAAACAAACGCGCTGAATCGGCAAAAAGCACAGATTGAAATGGAGTCTGCTCGACTTGGGCAGGAAACTACCCGACTAGGGCAGGAACGCACCCGTGCGGCCATGACCGCAGCGGATGAAGACCGCACTCGCGCCCGCCGCGCTGAATTAGTCGGTATGTTCCGCGAACGATTATTGCGCGCCGGTACTCCAGAAGCGGCGCGCGAAATTGTAAGAATGCAATACTCTAACCCTGATCTTGCGCCCGTTCTTTCGCAAGCCGGAACGCTTGAGCAAGCACTTGCCGAAGTGCCTGAAGACCCCGCGCTGTTTCAAAGATACCGCCAACAAGAAGCGTTGGGTATGAGCGAGTGGATGAAGTCGCAACTGCCTAAAGTGGTTGGTAATGCGGTCTATCTGCCTGATCAAGGCCGATTTGCTACGCAGCCTGTGCAGCCAAGAGAAGTAGCACCTCCTTCTATGGTTGCGGAATTTAACTTTGCTCGCTCGTCCGAAGGTGGTGGATTCCCCGGTTCATTCCAAGAATTTGTTATTGCGCGTGAAGCCGCAAAACGTCCTGAACCCGTACCCCGCGCCCCCGGCGCGCCTGTTGCAGTAATGGGTCCAAATGGTCAGCCGGTGTATGTAACTCAAGAGCAAGCTATCGGCCAAAGACCTGTACGCCCTGCCGCCGCAGGAGGCGGTGGTGGTGGTGGCGGGGGTGGAACGCCTAATGTAAAACCGCCTGTTGGCTATCGTTATACACCGACTGGTGATCTGGAACCTATTCCCGGCGGTCCTGCTTCGCCAAGTTTAGCGCCAAAAGACATTCAAAAACGTGAAGCGGCGTATCCACAAGCTACGCAATCAGTCAACGGCTTTGAAGCAAAATCAGATCAGTTTATTAAAGAACTTGAGAAACTTCGGGACGATCCCGGCTTAGAGAAAATAACCGGTCCTATATTTGGCCGCACACCTAGCATAACCCGCGAAGGAAGCCGAGCGCAGTCAACGTACGACAAGATTTTTGCTAAAGGCGGTTTTCAAGCGTTGCAAGATATGCGCGAAATGTCCAAGACAGGCGGCGCGTTGGGTAACGTATCGAACGAAGAAGGTCGCCGTCTTGAAAAATCAGTTGTCGGGGGCCTTGACCGCACTCAAAACATTAAAGATGTTAAGCAAGGTATTAACGACCTGATTGACGAAATTCGCGGATCTAAAGCACGAGTTCGTGAGGCGTATGATTCAACTTACGAATATCGCGTTGATCGTCCTGCCGCCGCGCCTGCTGCACCTGCTGCACCCGCCGCCGCGCCTAGCAATATACCCGCAGCGGCGATTGAAGCGTTAAAAGCTGGTAAAGGTAACGCTAAACAATTTGATGAAATTTTTGGTGCTGGCGCGGCGGCTAGGGCTTTAGGCGGGGGAAAGTAAATGGCTGAGAATCCGTTTGCCCAATACGCGCCAGAGCAAAATCCGTTTGCGCGGTACGCCCCTACACCCGCCGCGCCTAGCGACGTTGAGTTGTTTTATAAGCAACTGAAAAATATTAGCGGCCCAATTCCTACCGAACCCATCGCGGCTGTTGCTCGCGGAGCAAGCGACGTTGCGCGTAACTTTGTTCTTGGTGGCGCTCGCCTAGCGGATAAGTTTTTTCCGCGCGATCAAAATCTTAGCGGTCTAGTCACGGGTCAACAGCCAAGCTACCGTGCTGACGCCGAAAGAGCGTTTGCTGAACAAGAAAAGGCATACCAAAAATATTTTGGCGACACCGACGTTCTTCGCCCAATCGGTCAGATAGCCGCCACCGTACCGTTTCAAATAGGCGCGGGTCAGGCGGTGTCACGGTTTAACCCCGCGCTTGGCGCTCAAATTCAAGCGGGTGGGTTTGGCCCTGGCGGCACTATGCCAACCCGTATCGCGGGCGGTGGTATCTCTGGCGGCATCGGCGCAGGGTTAGTGAACCCAGACGAAACTACGATGGGCGCTACCCTAGGCGCTATTTTACCTCCGGCAGCTAAACCCTTAGCCAGAATCGGCGGGGAACTTTTTAATCGTGTAACCGCGATGCTTCCGTTTGGGGTCAAACAAAACGCCTACATGGAGGCGCTTGGTAACGACCCGCAACGAATTACCGCTGCAATTGATATGCTTGAGAAAGGCATACCGATTGAGCAGGTTGCGGTCAACCTTAACAGCAGCGGTCTGGCCGCGCTTGCTAAGTCAACCCGTGAAAAAGCCAGCAGCGCAATTGTAGATCTGTACGCCGCGCGTGATGCGGCTATGAAGTTGCAGCAAACCAATCAGCTTGCTGGAGCGCAACAAAATCTAAACGCGCTTGCCCAACAGAACATACCGGCGGCTACCGCGACGCCTAGCGCCCCTCGCGCGGCGGTTAAACGGTCGCTGGCTGAAGAACGCGCCGCGCTGGAACAACAGCGCGCCGCCCGTACTGGCGTTTTGACCGCTGAACAGCAAGCCGCTGAAAATGCTTTAGTTACTAAACGCGCGCAAGAACAAGCGCGGATTGAAGCAGGTCAAGGAACTACAAACGCCGCGCTTGCAGAACGTGAAGCCAAAGCCCGCGCGGGTGTGGCTAACATCAGTCAGTTGTCGGTGGGTGAAGCACTCGCAAACGCTGAGAAGGTAATCCAAGAGAACACCAAAAAGACTGTAACCGAACCCGCGTACAAGGCTGCGTTTGACGCCGCTCCAGGCGCAACGATTGATCTGAGCAATCTGGCCGCAGTTTCTAAAGGTCAACTGGGTGATTTGCTTACGGAAATCAAAGGGTTAGCGCCAAACGCTGCGGCGTTTCTTGAAAAGTACGGCCCTAAAAAACGAACCGTTAACATGGGTGAGGGGTTGACCACAACGGAAACGGTCGCCGCCAAACCCGTCACGCTTGAGGACGCTCATAAGCTACGCCAAGCTATCAACATCGACCGCTCGGCGCTTAAAGGCTCGACCGATTCGCAAGCGAACATCGCCCGCGCGCGCTTGAATCAGTTGTACACGGAAGTTGATAAAGCAATAAAAGCTGGCACACCAGAAGAAGCCTACAAGCTATTCCAAGACGCCAACAAGTTGTTCCGTGAGCGGATCGTCGGCGTGTTCCGTACTGGTCAACCTACCAACCTGTCGCGCATCAGTACGCTTAACGAACCAATGTTGCGCCCAGGCGACATTGCATCGACAGTACTTAAAGACGAAGGCAACACCCGTCAGTTTTTGAAAGTGTATAGCCAAGACCCAGCATCGTTACAAAATCTTAGTACCGGCGTTGAGGACTTGTACCGCCGCGAGGTCTTAAAACCTGGCGCAAGCGCAAACGCACATGATGCGTTTATGTTCAAGTACGCTGATCAGCTTGCCGCTATGGATCAAGCTGGCATGAATTTAAGCCAGCGGTTAAACAGCATCGGCGGTGAGTTTGCCAACATTCGGCAAGCTAAGGAAGTTGCTAAAGCGACTACCGGGGAAACTTTTGCGGCTGAACAAGAAGCGTTAAAACAGCAACGCAAAGCCATACCCGGCAAAGTTAACGCTGAGTTTGCCAAGCAAGACGAAGCGTTGGATCTTGCAACCAAAACGCTTGGGTTTAATTACACGCCAGACCTTCGCGCCAAGATTGTTACCGACCCTATGACGCGCAGCATGGCGTTGTCTCGCATGGATGACGGCGCTAAGTCGTCGCTGGCGCGCGGCGTTATGCTGGACGCATCGCAAGGCGTCATCGCTGGCGAAGCGGGCGCGGGCGCTAAGATGCTAAAGAATCTGACCGACAACGAGGTTGGCATTCTGAAAGTTTTGGAAGCAAGCGATCCAAAGAACGCCGCGAAGATTCTGGCTGACGCCAAGCAGGTAGCCGAACTGTACCAATTGGTCGAACAAGCCGGTAACAAACTAGCTCCCGAAGGCGCGGTGCTTAACAACGCAATGACCACCGCGCGCAACATTGGCGCGCTGACACAGAACGCGCCGGAGATCCGCGCAGTTGCGGATAAGATCCTAAGTGATCTGGCGACGGGCAAAAAGTTTGAAGAGCTTGGCGGCAAAGGTGTTATTGCCGGTACTAAGGGTGCTAGGTTGTTCAGCGATCAATTGAAGCCAGAGCCTCCAGGCGGCTGGAATCCTACGTACACGATTGCCCGTCACATCTATAAACTTCTGGGTGGCAGGATAGATAATAAACTTGCCGTAGAAGTAGCGACCGAGCTTGCCAACTCGCAAACCGCCGCTGAAGCAATTAGAGCAGCGCGCGACAGAGCGGTGAAACAAGAACAGCGCCGCGCGGTAGTGACCGGAATTGCCAAAAAAGGCGCGCCTGTTTACCCAACCTTAGTAACCCCCACAAATCAAATGGCCGAATGATGGTTACATTATCTGAAGTCGATCACAAGATTGATGCCCACGTGGACGTCTGCGCGATTCGGTACGAAGGTATCGAGAAAGAGACGCGCGGTATCCACGCCCGGATCAAGCGTCTAGAACAGATCCTGATCACGGGCGGTGGGGCCATCATTATGATGCTGCTGACGATGCTAATGAAAGTTCATTAAACGGTAATCGTTAGTTTGTAAGATGAAGTTCCTTCTTTTGGAGCCTGACATGAAAGACGACATCCTTGCCGCTATCGACGCTTCTGAGCCAGTTGACGCGCTGAACGCGCTGTTCTCCGTGGCTTTCCTCGTTGCTAAAGCATCGAACATCAACGAGTTCACCCTGTCCTCGCTCTTTTCTTCGACCGCCGACGCCCTCTTCCAAGCTCACGCTGATGACGAAGTTGAAGCCGAAGAGGTTGACGAGCAGACCGACGAGTAATAGTTAGGCCCCCCGACGACCTCGGGGGGTCACTCAACCGCAACAAAACTGTGATATTTGCTGTGGTTCTTCTAAAAGGATGAAGAATCATGATGCAAAAAATCACGGACCAAGAGTTTTTGCGGTTATGGGACGAGCACAAATCACCATTAAAAGTAGCCAAGGCAACTGGGCTTTCTGAACGCCGCGTTCACGCTCGGCGGCGTGCGTTAGAAAGTAAGTTAAACATTAGTTTAAAAAGTGGCAAACCAGTCCACATTCAGAAAGCCAGACACGAAGCTGGCCTGACTGATGGCATTGCCATCATTTTCTCTGACGCACACTTCTGGCCTGGGCTGCGCACAACAGCCTTCAAGGGCTTGTTATGGGCGATAAACGAACTTAAACCGCACATCGTAGTTGCCAACGGCGATATTTTTGACGGAAGTTCAATCAGCAGACACGCCAGAATAAACTGGTCAGCAGTCCCAAACGTCCAGCAGGAATTGAAAGCGTGTCAGGAGGCGCTCAAGGAGATTGAAGACGCCTGTGAGAAGGCGCGACATCACACGCAACTAATCTGGCCGCTAGGCAACCACGACTCGCGCTTTGAGACACGCTTATCCGAGGCTGCGCCCCAATTTGAAGGGGTTGTCGGTATGGCGCTAAAGGACCATTTCCCTAAATGGCATCCGTGCTGGTCCTGTTGGCTGTCAGATAGCGTAGTGATCAAACACCGCTACAAGAATGGCATACACGCCACTCATACCAATACCCTTAACGCGGGAGTTACCACCGTTACAGGCCATCTACACAGTCTCAAAGTCACACCGTTTGGAGACTATAATGGAACTCGGTGGGGCGTTGACACCGGTACGCTTGCGGAAATTGATGGGCCGCAGTTTATCGACTATCTTGAAGACGGCCCCGTCAACTGGCGCAGCGGGTTTGCCGTGATAACCATGAAAGACGGTAAACCACTTTGGCCTGAACTGGTCAGCAAGTACGCAGAAGGTATTATTAACTTCCGTGGCCAACTTATTGATGTGAGCGAATTCTGATGGCTAATTTTGAACAAGCCTTTGAGAAAATGATCGCCGACGAAGGCGGTTACATTTTACACACTATTCCCGGTGATACCGGAGGGATGACATATGCTGGAATTGCGCGAAACAAAAACCCCCAATGGGGCGGCTGGAACCTCATTGACCACAAAGAAATCAACAATCCGCTCCTTACTGGAATGGTACGTGGATTTTATAAAACTCAGTTTTGGGATCGTTTACGAGGGGATGAAATTACGAACCAAGTTGTTGCGGAATCGGTTTTTAACTTCGGTGTAAACACCGGCTTGTCAGTTGCGGTCAAACTTGCCCAGTTGATCGTGGGCGCTACGCCAGACGGCGCGGTTGGCCCTATTACGTTAAAAAAATTTAATGCAATAAACGGTGAAACGTTTAGAAAATCTTACGCTCTTGCAAAGGTTGCCCGATACGCAGACATTTGCAACAAGAACCGGACGCAATCTAAGTTTTTGTTGGGTTGGATAAATCGCACTTTAAAAGGGCTAAAGTAATGGATCTGATTGGTATTGGATCAATTATTGAAGGCGTTGGCAAAGTTGCGGATTCGCTCATCACAACGGATAAAGAACGCCTCGAAATGGCGTTGGAAGAGCGCAGGCTTGACCTTGAGGAAAAGAGGATTGACCAAGAAACAGACTTGGCTCAGGTTGAGGTCAATAAAATTGAAGCCAGTTCATCTAGCGTATTTGTCTCTGGCTGGCGTCCTGCTGTTGGTTGGGTTGGGGTTGCAGGTTTGGCTTACCAATTTCTTGGCTACCCTCTGATGCAGTGGGTCTGGGCGTTTGGGCAGGGCGTTGACTTGATTCCGAAGGGTCTACCCCCGCCGCCAGATCTCCAAGTAGAACAGTTGATGACTCTACTTGCTGGCCTTCTCGGCTTCGGCGGTATGCGAAGTTTCGAGAAATCCAGAGGTGTCGCGGCGAAGTAAGTCGCGGTAGGCGTTAATCGCCGCTTTTAGGTCGGCGTTTAGCGCCTCAATCTCCGCGTTCAGCAAGTTCATTCGTTCGGTCGATTCCTTGGCAAACTGCACAAGGTTCTCAAAACGCCACGCTGCAAAGTCGGTCATGGTTGTTTAGCCTCTTGAAGTAGTTCAATCCGCTCGCGCGATACGCGAAGCACGTTATAGCGTTGATGGATGCGGCGTAGGATGCTGGCGCGAGCCTCAGTCGCTTTCTCGTGGTTCAGCATCTCCAGCACCTTCTGCTCGTCCAACGTCTTCAGAGCTACGTTTAAGCCCCTCCAAGTGTGATTCAAGTCGCACCTCTAAGTCTTTAAGGGTTTCAATAACGCGGTTGTAGTTGCGTTGCGCTGCGGCCAGTTCGCGCTGACGAATTATAAGTTCTTCCCGCGCGGCGATCAGTTTTGCCCGGACTAGCTTCATCGGATTACCTTCTCTAGTAGTGTGCGGACCAGCGGTTGCTTACCCAGCAGCCAGCTTTGCACTCGCCCCATATCCCAAGTGATGATCTGGAACTGGTTCGGACGCTGGTAGCCGGTACTAATTTGGGATTTGTCCCAGTCTCTGATGAATTTGCCGTTAACAATCATTTTGTCCCTCGCTATATTTAGTCCAAACCTCTTTGGGCATTTCTATTGTCATCACGCGGTAGTTGCAGAACGAGCACACCCTGCGCCGCTCTACCCAATCAAATTGTTTGCTGGTATCTCGCCATTGACGAGTGTCCTTGGTCCTCATTGGCTCTAAGCATTCTGGGCATTTCAAAATAACGCCTCCGGTACGTTGGACAGATCCAGCTTGGGTCTGCGCTGGCGTTTAATTTTTTGGACGATGTGCGGGTACGGCGGCATATGCCACACCCACCGGACGACGCGCCCCTCGTCGTCAAGGATGCCGTATCTCATGTCTCCCCCCTTTGTCGGAAGGCTTCAAGCACGTCATCGGTACAGCAAATGCCTTCGGCATCGCTGTTGTCTAGAACTATCGCAACACACGCTTTTCGCTCACGCGCGGCAACAAGGGCGGCAAAGCGAAATAATTCTTCGTCAATTGGGTATCCATCGCTACACCAAACCCGCCCGATATGTTTATCAAAATTAGAGACGTACATACCGGCTTCACTAATCATTTCATAAATGTCTTCTTCGGTCATTTCAATGCCTCCATAGCAATGTCAGAAACGGCGCGTTTGTCTTGGAGCGCCACCCAAATTTTTTCGTCAATCGTCTTCTGAGTTGACATAATGTAGACCCAGACGTCGTGGCGTTGGCCGCTGCGGTGTAGGCGTCCGACCGTTTGCTCAAACAACTCAAGCGACCACGGCAGCGATACAAAGACCATCTTGCAGCCGCCATGTTGCAGGTTCAGACCGTGACCGGCAGATTTAGGATGGACCGCCAACAGTTCGACCTTACCGGCGTTCCAGCGTTCAATGGCGTTGTCATTGTCAAGCGTTACTAAGTTGGAATAGCGGCGGCGTAGTTCCGCAAGTTCTTCCTGGTATTGGTAAACCAGAATCGTGTTAGCGTGTTGGTTTTCAGCCAACAGATCGTCCAGCGCATCAAACTTATGTTTTGAGAACCAGATCGGCGTCTGATGTGTAATGAACCTACCCGGTGTTTCAGGAGCCAGCGCGGTAAAGCTATCGTAGATAAACCCAGACGCCATCTGTTGCAGTTTGCCCGTCACCACGCCAGCGTTAACGGCGACGATGTTGTCTAACACAAACTCTTTTTTGAGTTTGTTGTAGTGGTCCATCGGCATCTCACAGTTCACGTGGACAATATGCAGCGGCGGCAACTTGTCGCTGTATTCCCCCGGTTCAAGGACGTAGGTGGCCGGTTTGATACGCTCCATGACCTTATCCAGACTACCTACGCGCGGCGTCCATTGGCCGAACTCGGGGTTGAGCAAAATAAAATACTGTTGCATAAACGCGCCCTTGGAGCGCCCGAGCAGCGTCTGGTCGATGATCTTGCATTGACCGTAAACATCTTCTAGACCGTTGCTGGTGAACGATCCGGTCAACCCCCAACGGATTTCGATCTTATCTATCAGCTTGGCGAGCGCCTTGAACCGCGCGCCGGACGGGTTTTTTAAGCGCGTCAGTTCGTCAAAGATGATGCAGTCAAAGTCCAAATGCGGCATTGACTGGATGTTGTCGTAGTTGGTCACCACCACCTGCGCGCCAGACTCAAACGCTTTTTGGCGCTGCTTGGGTGTGCCAACCGCGACCGCGACGGTCAACTCCGGCGCCCACTTAGCGGCCTCGGTCGACCAGACACTTTCGGCTACCCGCTTGGGCGCAAGCACTAAGGCGTTGCGTTTGATCTTCAGCAAAGCCGACAACGCGGTCAGCGTAATCGCCGTCTTACCGGCCCCCACGGGCGCTAGGATCATCGCCCTATCGCGCTCGTAGAGGAAGTCGGCGGCTACTTCTTGGTACGGTCTAAGGACCATTGTGCTACCCCTTCTAGATTCCAGATTACTGTGTAGTTTTGGTTGAGTTGGCGCATGGTTGCGCCGAAGTGTTCCTGTAGTTTGCTTAGTTTTCCACCTTTAGTTTTGAGTTCTACAAACCAGACCGTCCCGTCCGGCAGACAAGCGATCCGGTCGGCCACGCCCCGAACGCCGGGGCTTGTGAACTTCCAAGTCTTGCCGCCCATTGTCTCGACGGTCCAGACAAAATGACGCTCGATCTCGCTTTCTTTCATGCCGCCATCATATCTTGCAAAAAAGTTGTTGACAAGCAGATTGTGGTCGGGCAGAGTGACGTCTCCATCAACTGAGGTACTCTCAAATGAAAATCATCCTAGAGCGCGAAGAGATCAAGAACATCCTCATCACCTACCTTGAGTCACTTCTTCCGAACGCCAAGTTCAACAAGTGTGACTTCGATTGCAGCGGGTATTCCACGCTGTACAAGGTCACCATCAGCCACGAAGAGGAGTCCGCAGAATGAACCTCATACATCGTTTGGACGATGACAACGGCGACTTTGAGCCGTTGGAACTCCACCCCGTGTTCTATTTCAAAGATATGATGCTGGTCCCGCATTGGCGCATCAAGAACGAATGGGTCGGCCCCGGCGGCGTCAGTTACACAACGACTGAACTGTTGGCAATTGGAGCTAAAGTGTCACTCTCGCTGCTCTGGCAGCGCGGGTGGGTCATGAAAATGCTCGGGCGTCACAACCCTGCGATGCTGTCCCAAGAATCACTTACTAAGCTACTTAAAGGGAAAGCAAATGCACTCTAATATCGTAGGCGGTTCGACCGCCAAGCGCGTCATCAACTGCCCCGGTAGCGTGGCGCTGGTGCAAAAGATGCCTCCGCGTGTGGGCGGTGACGCGGCCGACGCGGGTACGTTGTGCCATAACGCGATGGCGATGCTATTAGAAGATCCCAGTCTGGAGATCAAAAGCGTCCTCGGGATGCGCTACAACGATCAGGT